TAATAAAACTAGATTTCTATATGCTAATATACTGGGTAAAATATAAAAATATATTTTTTATATCCTAAATGTTTCTCGTGAAACATTTTTATTATAAAAAAGGTGGTCAAATTGACCACCTTTACTTTTTATCTCCTTTTAGATTAGATATTTTCAAATGACGCACCTGTAGGTGTAATAATAAACTCTAAATCAATGAATTCAAGAGAACGAGTTGGTTTTATGTATATTTTACCTCTTAAAGTATTTGCATCAATGTCTTCTGGTGCATTTGATACTGTTACACGGAAGTCAAATAAACCTCTTTCTTTCTTAATTGATTCAAGAATTGGGTTAACCAATCTTAAGAATTCATTTCTTACTTGATCGTCATTTTGTTCAAATAACAATCTTATTGCCACTGCAGATATTAGTTTTCTTGCTCTTAATAACAATCTTCTAACGTTAATTCTGTCAAGTGCAGATTCTCTAACTTGTAATGTTTTATTTCCCCAAATAATTGTACCTGTATCAGAAAAAGTTGCAATTGGGTTAATTCTACCATTATAAAGTGTGTCTCTTTCATCTAATGTTAATTTTTTAGATGCTTTTATCGAATTAACTAAACCTCTAGAATAACCTGCCACCGCGAACCATGGATATGATACATTATCTGTTAATGCTACATTTCTTAATACTTCACCTGTAGGTGGAATATAAATTTGTGTTGCGTTATCCACGTCTCTAACTTGAATCCAAGGCCAGTAAGTCGCTGAATAGTTACTGTCATAACCTAAATCATCTAATAATTCAACAACTTGTTCTGCGTCATTAATGTTAGGTGAATTTATAATGTATAAAGAGTCGGCTCTATCTTCTTCAATCATATCAATTGCTTGACTTGTTAAAGAATTGTGGTCATAGAAATTTAAACCAGGTGTCGCAAACACGTTAATATTTACAGCTTCAGGGTTTGAGAATGTGTTTATACCGTTCAAATATGCGTAATAATCTGAATTACCTTCTGTTGAACTAAACACACCACCATTACTTTCCAAGTTTGACGTATAAGTAGTTTTACCTAAAATATATTGATCAGTGTTAGTTCTTACGTTTCTGTAGATATCCCAACCATCAAATCCACCATAAGCCGCGAACGTAAATTTACGGAATGAAATGTTTTCAAATTTATCTTTATTTAAACCTTCTAAATCGTAAGGTGTTGTTTTATATGTTACACCTGTTATTGAAGATGCGTTTGTTGATAAATGGAAACCAAATGTTGTAGTGTCTTCAGAACTTAAACCTTTATATTTTAATAGATCATTATCAAATCCGAATCCATCTTGAGAAGACAAACCTAATGATACCTTTCTGATTTTATCACCATTTGTTGTTATTGGTGAACCATCTGCTTCATAACCAACAACATCACCTGCGTCAAAATATTCAGTTTTGTATAAAATACTACCTAATTTTGAATTAGTTCCAAAAGTGGTGTTACTTGAAAAACCTTTAAAACCAGCGGGAACCGCATCTATTGGTGCATTATTCTGCATCTCTAACATTATGAATTTTGATTTTAATTCATATTCTCCGTCACTTGTACCTATCTTTTTAGCGATATAACCAGGTGCATCAGGATCCATAGAACATCTTGAATATTTTTCAAGTGCAACTAAGTTTTCATCCGTATCATTAAAATCACGTACAATTAAATCAAATTCTTTAGTGTCCAAATTAATATTTGCTATTGTAATTTTAACTTGTTGGTTTGATGATTCACCATCAGAAACAGTAATCACATCAAACAAATCAGCGACTTTACCACCACGAACTTCAGAAACAACTGTAGGTGATAATGCGGTACTCCATCTTTCGGCAAAATCTAAAGCGTCTAAGTTGTAAATTTTAGTGGTACTTAAACCTCTAATTAAACCTTGTTTATATAAATTTTTTACTAAATTAGGATATGACTCATGAACATACAATGGAAAATCAATATAAGATTTATCAAAAACAGAATTTCCTAAAACTTTACTTATGTATTTTGATGATGTTATATCCATACTACATTCATATGATTTAAGACCACCTGTTAAACCATTTACAGTTAATGTAAATTCATCTAAAGGATCTGTATCTAATGTGGTAGAAGATACGTTTACAGTTGAACTTGATGTAACCTCTAAAGTTAAAGATTGTGCCACATATCTACCTCTAGGTCTTAATGCTGCGACTATTACATTAGAATAATCTGTATTAAGAGAAGCAGGATATTTGAATCTTGTTACTGTAAATGTACTTCCAGAATTAGAATACACAAATAAATAAGAATATACACCGTCTATTGTTGTATCATTACCTGGTGTAGATTCGGTATAGTAGACATTATACCAATTTTTATTATTATTGCTACCAATTGGTGAAGATAATGTTGTTCCTGTTAATCCTGATGTTGCAGATTCGGGAACTGGACCTATTAAGAAATAGTTACCGTCATTAAATGTAGTACCACTAACGTATGATGGAATAGTTATTCCGTCGGTTGTTAATTTATCTGATAATTCAGTATAAAAAGAACTTGAAGTTACTGCTGTCGTAACCATACTTCCCGCTGTTGTTGTTGGTGTAGAATCGGTATCCACAGTTACACCACCCAATGTTCTAATACCGAATGTGTTAAAAGGTCTATAACCTGTTAAACCTAAAACTCTTGTTACAAATAATTGATTTGATTCTTCTAAATATGATTTTGCAACATATCCTAATTCGTACTTAGGATTACCGTTACCATCTTTTTCTGGTGATGTTGTTCCAAAATATGTTCTAAATTCATCAAAACTTGTAATTAATACAGGTTCAAATGCGGGACCTTTTAAAGTTTCACCCACCAAACCTAATGTAGTCACACCAACACTTTGTGCAACAAATGTTAAATCTAATTCAGATGTGTACACACCTGGAGACACGAATACTCTGTTTGAAGTTGCCATTGATTTTTCTTTTGATTAAAATATTTTTATTACTTTTATTTATAAATATCTTTCTTTTTACCAAAGATTTTTGTATTTTCAAGATAAAAGATAGTATTTTATCTTTTTTTATCTTTATTATGGACAAGAAGTTTAAAAACGTAAAAATTAGTGATATCCACCACGAAATGATAAAAAAACACTGTGAAAAAAATGGTTTAAAAATTCACAAACTTATTGAAAAATTGATTGAAGAACTTTGTAAACCAAAAAAAAAGGACTTGTATGGGGAGACCTAATATGTGTAAGTTACACCTATATTAGAACCTACTATTGGTGTATAATTTAATAATATCGTGTTAGATCCTGTAACTGTATAACCAATATCGTCACTTTCAACTAATCCGTTTATTGTTAATGTTATAACATCGTCTATTGGGTTGGTTGTTGTAATAGTTAGAGATCCTCCACTATATGTGAAATTTTCGGTTGTTACTTGTAAAACAAATCCCAAGTTATTTACCAATATTGCATTTGACGTACCTTTGTAGTATGTAATAGTTATAACACTTCCAGCCGAAGGTGGATTAACAAAAGTAACTTTTGAAGTACCCGCAATGTGATAATAATCCACACCCAATTGTTGAATCAAACCATTTATTGCAACATTAAACAATATATCCATAGGTTCACCTACACCAAAAACCGTCTGAGATCCATTTCCTATTAATGTTGTTATTATTATATCTATATTTTTTGGTAAAACTTTTTTAGATATTTTTTTAGTATCAACGAATTCAGTAAGTAAAATACTTCTGTTTATTGCTGGTTTTACTTCAAATTCTTCAGAATCTATTAAAAACCCAAGTAAAATAAATTGATAGTTTTGTATATAAAATCTTCTACCATCAATTGTATCCATCGGTGTGTTATCTTCAACTCTTTCAAGTATTAGTGGCACATAATGACCTTTTATTATTGTGTAATCTTGTCTTGAACTAAAATTTTGCATAACCATTTTATTAAATCTGTTCAAGTCTCTAAATTTATTACAAATAATTGTCACATCATAACTAATATCTACTGGTATTGGTTGTGGAATTTTATAAACGTCGGCCCCTAACATACCATTTGAATCTTGTTTTTTTACAGTCGCATAATGAAATCTTTGTCTATCGGGTATTGTTCTCTGTACAGATGGATTTGTACCGGGTTGAACATCCGGTTTTCTAATTACGGATATAAATGGTACTTGTATATTACCCTCATCGTCCACGTACTCCCAAGTATTATTTAATTCCGCCCACCTTTGAATTGTTAATATTCTTGGTATCATTGGTATTTTTTTACCGTCAGATACCACCACAAAATTTTTTTCAACATAATCCAACATCCCCCTATCTAAATCATCATGTAAAATGGTGTCAGGTAAATAAGGATCAGATTTTGTTATAAAATCTAATAATTCTTGTCTTCTAGGTAAAAGTTCTTTACCCGGATAAATCTCTATGTTGTTCTTTTTTTTAGGTAGTCCCATTTTTATACTCCTCTAAATTGTCCTTCTTGTACATATGCACAAGTTATTGTTCTATAATGTGGTTTATATCCAAACATTTTGTGTTTATTATCTGAAGTTACTTTACCGTCATTTGTAACCATATAATATCTAACTTTGGTCT